CAATTACCTCATTGGATTAATCCTAATAAGAATTCTTCTTTGAGATCACAAGGAATAGATCCTGAGATCTACCAAGAGGCTCGTACTAGAATATTAGCTGAGAGAAAACTAATCTTAGACAAACTTTCTAAGAACGAGGAAGTGTCTACAGTAGTATTGGATAAAGGAACTGGTAATCCTCTTACACGTCTTAACAAAGATAATACTCCTTATACATCAGGTAATTTAATTACAGAGGCTAGAGAACAAGATAAGTTTAATAACAGACCAGTATTTGTTTATGATAATGGTACTGGGTTTACTATACCTGGAACTCAAGAACTACAGGATGAATATAAGAGTTTTGTAGCTTCTCTACCTACTTTTAATCAAAGAGGTAAAGTATTTCAAGTTGTTAAAACAGCTAATGGTAAGAATGGCTTAATACCTGTTTACACTAATACATTTAATGATCAGAACATAGAGAAATTATTAGAGGCATTTCAGACACTATCTGATACTCCTCAATTTAATGAGATTATTCAAGCATTGAATCCTTATGTATTTGCAGCTAATTCAGATACTGCTACTATCAAAGTATCAGGAGATGGAGCTAGTACAGAATTTAAAATAGCTAATGAGGTATTCTCACTAGCAGACCTTAAGTCTAATCCTTATAGACAAGAAATATTTGGTAACCTATTAAAATCTAAGTATCATAATATAGATGCTAATAGAATTAACTCTGCTGCTTATCAGAAATACTTACAAGATACAGGTGTTCTAACTACTAATGCTTATACAGTAGAAGGAGAATATTTTGTTCAACCTTTAATAGAGTATAAGAGTCTATTACCTGATACATCTGCTAAAGAGTATACAGAAGCTAGTAAGTTACCTGATGGAGTAATAAACACTCCTCAAGGAGATCTAACTGAAGAGTTCTTAAAAGCTGAGAAGAAGAATAGAGATGCTGGAATAATCAATGATGATGATATAGATGATTCAGGATTTAAACGTCAGCCTAGTATAGATCCTTTAGATAGAACTAAAGTTAAGAAATTCTTAAATGATTATCTTCCTCAATTGACTTTATCAGACATAGATGAAGTGTCTAAAGTTAAAGGAGCTATGATAGATGCTGTAGGTATGTATCGTAATTCAGTTATCTATTTATTTAATGGGTCTTCTACCAAGACAGGATATCATGAAGCATTTCACGGTGTCTTTAGAAATCTACTCTCTTATAATGAAAGAGAAGGAATATATAATGATGCAGCTAGAAAATATGGTAAACCTTCTAAAGAAGAAATAAATCATTATAAGCAAGAACTTCATCCTGATGTTTTAAAAGAATTAGATGATATTGAAGTAGAAGCTTTTGTTAGAGATATTTTTTTAGAAGAAAGATTAGCAGACTCTTTTGCAGATTATGCTGATACCAAATTAGAAAGAGGGTTAGGACAAAAGATCTTAGACTTCTTTAAACGTATTCTACAATGGTTTAATATCTTTAATAACACATCTCGTGGAGATATAGATACTCTATTTGAGAATATTATGGCTAAGAAGTTCTCTGTAGACAAAGCTGTTATTACACCTCGTGGTATATCATGGTTAAATGAACCTGCTTATTCTCGTCCTACCATAGGACGCCTTAAGACTGTAACTAAGAATGAACGTGTTAAGGCTCTTGCTGCTAACTTCATTAAACGTTACTCAGATATCTTAAACTCAGGACAGAAGGTAGATAGTAATGAAGTATATAAAGCTATCTATCAGGAATATAATAAATTATATATAGCAGAATCTAACAAAGATAAACCTTCAGCTTTAAAACTTAATGTATTAAGTGAGATCATTAAACACTATAATGAGTTTACTGATGAAGTATCTTCATTGATTAAGACTACATTAAAAGTACTAGCTAAAGTATTTAAGTTAGAAGACCATCAAGCTGGACTTGAAAACACTTCTGATCCAGAAGTTAATATGGAAGGTAACACTACCAAAGGCTTAGGAGAATTAACTACTAAATCTGGTATTGATTCAGCTTCATTACGTTTAAAGATATTATTCTCTACTATACCAGTAGTTAATAAATCAGGTACACCTATATTAGACAAGTATGGTTTCCCTCAATATCATTCTTATGAGAGAATTTACTATTGGTTAGAAAGACATCTAGTAGGTCTTACAGACTTCTCTGATATGATTGATCAAATTAAGAAAGCCTCTGTATTTAGACCAGAGTTAGGTAATGTTGTTGAGATGTTAACTTCTCAAGTAGAAGGACGTTCTGAGAAAGCTCTTAAGAAACTACAGAATGATTTCCGAGCTAACTTTGCTAAGCAACAGATGTTATATGAACTAGTATTGTTTAACAAGACAAAGACTGGTGTAGAGTTTAAAATGGTTAACTCTAATAGAGAAGGTATTGCTGCTGAGATCTTTAATCAATGGATTAATAATATGGTAGTACCTGGTGCTGATACTATTACTGACTTTTCTAAAGAAGAGACTATAATTAATGGTACTAAGAAAGCTATAACTTTATATAACAAATATAAAGACACTGAGAAAACTATTACAACTAAACAACTAGAGAAGATTCTTCCTAAAGTAGGTATAGAATTTTCAGAAGGAGTTATAGAGAAAGTATTAGAATCTCAACCAGAAGAATTTAAGAAGCATGTTCACAATGTATTGAAGTTCTATGCAGATGGAACTAAAGATAATGTAATTGAGAAAGAAGGTAGAAAATCTATTGGAGCTTTAGTAGGATATGAACTAGCTTCTAATTTAAATAACTATACTACGTCACTTAATAACGTAGAAGGTAAAGCAGTTTATACTATTCAGAATCCTTCATGGGTTAGTAAGGTAGTAGGAAAATTAACTGGTAAGGAAGCAGGATTTGAAAACTTATTAGATGAATTACGTAAGGATCCAATTCTTAAACATTCTAATCTATTAACTGAATTAGAGTTAGATCCTCCATATAGATCTAAGTTTAAGATCTTATATTTAAATGGTTTAAAAAACTCTAAAGGAGATTCTTTAGGTTCTAAGTTCACTAAGATGGCTTCAGAAGACTGGTTAGCTACGCAGATTGCTTTATTCCAGAATAATACTTCAGCTCAAAATATTACTTCTACTAATACAGTATTGTATACAAATGTTACTCCTGCTGATAAGACTTTAGAGATCTTATGGGAAGGTAAGAAATATGCTGTAGTGTTTGATGGAGATGGAAACATTGCTCCTGGATCTCATATAGTAGATAAGTTTTATAATGTGTTATTAGGAGAAGCATCTCGAATTAAGAAAGCTCAAGAGCATGCTAAGACTCTTACTAATGATGAATTTATTCAGTACTACCACTTTAGTGGTAATAAATTAAAATTAGATGGTAAAGGAGAACCTATATTAGATGGTTCTGCTTTTAAATTTAATATGATAAATGGATTAGAAGGAGATTTATATAAAACTATTATAACTCAATTATCTAAGAATGAAGACACAGCGAAAGCATTATCACCTATTAAGACTAAACTCAAAGCCTTCATTGCTGAAGAACTTACTAAGAGTTATAAAAGACAGACTAAAGAAGCTGTTGAGAAAGGTATAATTGAAGTTACAGATGTAGACGGTAAGAAATTTTTTACTCCTAAAACACTTCAAGTTACTAAAAATAATCCTAAAGATATCCATGAAGAAATTAAATTATTACTAGCAGAGTTTGTTACAAATTCTTATTTAGCTAATATTGAATATTCAAATCTTATTAATGGAGATCCTGCCTTCTACAAAACTAAAGATGGTAAGATAATTGACTTACCTAAACGTTTCTATCAAGGACAATCTAGTACTATATCTATAAATGATAAAGATCTACCAGATATTAAAGTTGCTGTTGTCTCAGATTTAGAAGCTAGTTCTGAACAAGAGTCTTTGGATGTATTATTTACTCATGCTAAAGGAGTATCAGCAGAGTATGATAAGAATAATTCTATTAACGTAACTGATGCTCAGGTATATGTAACTCCTGAGATGTATAAGAAATTAAAAGAGGCTCGTGGTATATGGACAGAAGAAGATGAGAAAGCAGCTGATGTAGCTGAAGGCTTAGCTGAGTTTACTCCTGAAGCCTCTAAACGTTTAAATGCTATTAAGCCTTTTGTATATGGAACTATCTTTAATGAGAAGTTAGGTGTAGAAACTCCTATTCAAATTAAATGTTCTATCATGCCTTTATATAAGTCTTTAATTGCTAACAATCCTTTGTTGTTAGAACATAGAGCTCGTATGGAGAAAGAAGGAGTAGGTATGCTTGCTGTTGAGTCAGCTATGAAAGCATTCTTACCTCAGCGTGATAACATAGCTTTTAGTGGAGAGTCTTATAAATCAATAGTAACTATATCAGGTGATATGTTTGGTTTTCAAGTAGATAATCCTGACCACATGGTAGATGAGGAGAACTCTTCTACACGTCAATTAAAAATGTTGCTCCCTGGTAATATAGATCCTCTAGAAACTTATATAGATAAAACAGGTGCAGAAATCATCGAAGAGATTAGTACACTTGAGAGTGATAATATTAATGATGATTTAGAAGGATTAAATAAACGTACTCAATCACGTGACTTCAATGAAGATCTATCAGATACTTTAACTTCTAGAAAGGCTACAATAAACACTCAGAAGATTTTAACAGTAGACGATAATGGTAACTTTGCATATCCTCTGGATTCTATCAATACAGTAGCAGCAGAGAATATGTTAGCTAGTATATTTACTAAGCGTGTAATTAAACAAGAGTTCAAAGGAGGATCTGCTGTACAAGCATCTGCAGCTGGATTTAAGTTTAATTCAGGTTATAAGAATCTATTAGAACAACAAGAAGACTTAACTCCTGAAGCTTTAAAAGTACAATCTAGTTTACATTGGATTAGGGCTAAAGATAATACTTCTATAGATTATATAGAATGTGCTATGCCAGCATGGACTAAAGATTTCTTTGGAGAAGATGGTAAATTAATTGATATCAATTCTATACCTGAGAGTATTAGAACTATGATAACATATCGTATTCCTACAGAGGGATACCACTCTATGATGTCTATTAAAGTTGTAGCATTTCTACCAGCAGAGATTGGTAACTTCATGATATTACCATATGAGGTGACTAAGCAATTTGGAGCTGACTTTGACTTTGATAAGACTTATTTTATATATAAAGATTTTTATAGAGATAAGAAAGGACGTTTTAATGTTGTAGAGTATATTGATGGTACTGGTACCATAGCTTTAGAGAAACGATATAAGAACTATGTAAATAAAACTATATCTCAGAGAGTAAATAAGGATCTTTATAAAGAAGTTATTGAAGATTTTGAAAAGTACTATGATGAACCTATTGAGTCTTTATCTAAAAATGAGAAGATTCAAGCACTTACTGCTGAAGGTAAACTACTTTCTATAGAAGAGTTTAGTGATTTATCTATATCTAGACAGAATTCTAAAGAAGCACGTAACAACAGAATCATAGAAAATTATGATAAAGTTCTACGCTCTTATAGTACCTTAAAGTATTTAGCTAAGCCATCAGGATTTGATGAGTTGGCTAAAATAGCCAAGAAAGTATTAGAGCCTTCTGAGTTAGCTAACTTCTATGAAGGAGATACTCAGAGATTCTATAAAGACTTATTCCATGCTATTATTGGATTAAAAGGACAATCAGCTAACCACGTTACAGGACATAGTTACTTTACTATGTTAAATCTAACTGTTGGTGAAAAATTGAGTATTAAATTTAATGGTAAGGACTACTCTAATCTATCTCGTTTAAAATCAGATAGTGGTAATTTAATCTCTGAAGAATTATCAACTATGATGGCTGCTATCTTGGATGCTGTTAAGAATCCAGATATGTTACCTTCATTAGGTATCAATGATAAGACTATAGATATATGGGCTACATTAGTTCACTATGGTATTGGTATTGAAAACGCTGCTCTATTTACATCTCAGCCTGCTATCAAAGAGCTATCTAAAGCTTTAAAGCAGAATGAGAAGAAGATTAAAGAAGTAGGATATAAATATAAAGATGTATCTGATATTAAGAGTAAGTTTGTATTAGAACTCGATAGCTTACTTAAACAATTACCTGAAGACTTTCAAGCTAAGTTTGAAGAAGAAGGGTTTGGTTATAAAGGAGTTAGTAGAGGATATAGTGCGCTTACTTCAGAAGACTTACTAAAGTATCGTTTATATAAAAATGACATAGGAGATACTTCTCCTACTACAAAAGAACATGCTTATTATTTAGCATATCAAATACGTGTTTTAGAAGCTTATAAGAAGGTTTCTCCTATTAGTGATAGTGTGGTAAAACTTAATCGTTTTATGACTATCAACAAAGAGATAGGACCTAACTTAGAAGATATTATAGAGAAAGAAGCATTATTTAATGATGTTACTGCATATGAGTTTCCTATTGATGGTTTCTTCAAGGAGAAGATACCTCAGTTAAATTCTGTATATCAAGGACATATGGATGCTAAAGATTACTTATCTAAGTATATTCCTTATGCTAGTGCCCTATATAAAGATATTAAGAATACAGTAGGGTTGTATCAATTTAAGAATGATGACACTACTCCTATGTTAAAGATGGATGTATCTGAAAGAATGCTAGTAAATGGCTTTATTAAGATGTTCATAGATCATTCATTCCCTGAGTTTGAGAAGATTAACTCTATGGCAGAACGTAAGAGAATCTTTAAGGAGATACCTTCATTAATAGCTAGTATTAAAAGCTCTGCTAATGATGAGAAATTCTTTAATGGTAACCTTCGTAAGAATGCCTTTATAGGTCAGTTAAAAGTAACATTTGAAGGTGGATTAGGATATATTACCTTAAAAGGTAATCGTCTTACAGATGTTGAGAAAAACAACATTATTGAGGCTGGTCTAGTTTTATATAATCACCCAGAGACTAAAAAAATATTTGAAGATCTCATTTTATATTCATATCTTAGTAGTGGATTCTACACAGGATTTAACTCATTCCACTCATTGATTCCTGTGGAAGTTTTAAACACTTATGGAGCGAATGAAGATACAGAAGGATATATGGAAGTAAGACGAATGGCTCAAGAGTATATGTTAACTGCTAAGCCATTAGACTCTAGTACTAAAGATCTATTAGTAGATCAACTAGTAAGAAACTTCCCTAAACAGTTTACATCTTCTTATGATCAAGATATGTTCTCTGGATTTGAAACTAATGGTAAACCAGAAACTATCTATGCTATAGAGAATAAGGCTAAGAATATGGTTGTCAGATATGATGAAGAAATAGACATGAATACTCAGGAAACTAAGACTGTTCCTGTATATAAGAAATATATCCGTGTATATTCTAATAAATATCAGGGATCTTTGTTATATAAGAATACTTCTGGGTCTGAGTTTAAGTTAATTAGCTATCTAGGCAAGAAAGGTTTTATGATAGAAGTAAATGCTTCTGACAACATAGAAGTATCTGCTATAGACAAAAACAATTATGTTCATGCTACTGAAGCTGAATCTAAACCAGTTAAGAATCCTTTTGCTTCTAAAGAACCTGACAAGATGTCAGATAATATGGAGTTAGAAGGAGAAGGAACTGTAGTTGAGAATAACATGGATTTGTTTGGAGAGGATGAAACTGAAGCACCAGCTTTAGAGAACAAAGATATTACAACTACTACTGAGACTCCTAAAGTAGGATTCTTGCGAAAGACTACTGAAGAAGAGGATGATAAATTAGAAAAAGGATTAGGAGATTTACCTAATATAGATAAATGCTAGTAATGAAACAATTAGATAATATACTTGACAAGAACCATAATTTAGATTATCTTTATTGTGGGGATGTAGAAATCTTATGCATAGCTGATCCTAGGTATATCATAGCCTGGGAAGATGAATTTCTAGGAGTACAATATGAAGAATATAAGGAAGCATTTGTAGTATTTAAATTTTATATGAATTAAGATGGATTGTAGGTTAAAATATAGTAAGGATATTACAGATGATATCTATAGCATTGTAGGAATAGATAGAACTTCAGCTAAACTCATTAAGGGTAATGAAATTCTATTACCTGTAGGAGGTATAGATAATAGTAATAACCGTTTAAAGACTAAAAATAATACTTATAAGTGGGCTACATCTGTAGCTAAATCTATCAATGATAGATACCAGTCTTCTTTATATGGTACAGTTGTTACAGTAGATAATACTTCTTCTGAGAAAGGGACTCTTTTACATATAACTATTCCTAAACTTTTAATAGATGCTATTGAGGTTAAGAATGACCAACGTGAGATGGAGACTCTTAGAAAGGATATGGAGAAGAGAGATCTTGAAGGTAATCAGAAGTTTAATGAAGAAGGAGATGTTTATTTCCAAACTGGAAGCACTGGTACACAACCTGATGCTGCTCTTAAGACCTTGTTGTTAGAGTTCTGTAAGAAGAATGGAGTTAAGGTTGAATTTATAGATGATCTACTAACCAAGCATGGTAATGATTACACTGCTGTATATGATGTCTTAAATAAGACTATATCAGTAGCTAAAGGACGTGAGAGTTTAGATACTCTACCTGAAGAAGTAGGACATGCTCTGTTAGAAGGACTAGGAGATAATCATGTCTTAGTTAGTCGTTTATATAAACTAATTTCTGGATATAACTACAAATCTCAATTAGATCCAGAATACTTAGAAGCTTATCATGGTAATGAAGCTATGATGATCAAGGAATATGCTGGACAGGCTTTAGGAGAAGCTATTACTAAATCCTTTAAAGGAGATACACAGATTAAAACTATCTTAGATAGAATTATAGATCTACTTTTAAGTTTGTTTAGAAAGAGTTCTAGTTCAGAATTAAGTAATATCAAGACTGAAATAGATAAGATTACAAGCACTTTAGCTAATAAAGTATTATCAGGAGAGAAGATAGATTTCGTAACTCCTATTAATCCTTCTAAGTTCTACCAGGTAAACAAACCTGTATATGATGAGAAATATACTAAGCATCTTAGACTATTACAGAGACGTGTCAGAGTATTAGAGTTAAGACTAAAGAATATTAAAGATAAAGAATCAGCTAATTATAAAAGAACACATACTGAAATAGAAGCCCTAAAGACTGAGATTGCTTCTTTTAAGAAGACAGGTGATGTTGATATCTTATTTAAGATAGGTACAAGTGCCTTAGAAGCAGCTAAAGATTATATCATTAAACTTGAAACAGGTGCAGTACAACTAACAGCAGATAAGTCTGATGATTGGGAGTATACTGAATATATTATATCTACCTTTAAAGATTTCAAAGGCCTTAGAGAGACAGCAGGTGAATTAGAAGATCGTCTATTAACAGTTTCTAAAAATATAGTTAAAGATCTAGTTAACTCTCATAAGGCAGAGAAGAATGATCTGGATTACGAAGATATCATGAATCAAAAGTCTGATATTAATCGTTTTACTATGGGTACAGGAGCTCTAGTTGACTTAGGAGATTATTTGGCTAGAACAATAGGTTCCTTAATTAAAGCTGCTCAGAATAAGATATCTACATTTCAAAAGAAATTAGCTGATGATATTAAAGTTGAAACAGATTTAGTTAGAAAATGGGCTAAAGCTAATGGTGTGTCTGAAGAAGATATGTTTAATATCTTTATACAGCAACATGGTAAGAGTACTAGTTTAACCAAGATCTATAATGAACAATGGTACAAGGATGTTAAAGAAGCTTATAAGGCTAAAAACTTTAGTTGGATAGAAAATAACTCTGTTAAAGATGAGAATGGAAAACTAATTCCTATTAACAAGAAAAAATATCTAAATCCTAATTATACCAAAATACAATCTACTCCAGAGTTAAAACGCTTCTATGAATTCTACAACAAGAATATCTCTGAAGCTTTTGATAAGCTACCTGTTAGTAAACAGAGTGATTTTATTCCTAATGTGTTTACTCAAACTCTAAATGACATTATAAAAACTTCTCCTACTATTACATCTAAACTAAAAGATGGTGTGTCAGCATTTACGGAGGTTAGCACCTCCTCATTTAAAGAAGGAGACTATAGTAATGATGAAGATATTGATCAGGATGTTATTCCTTTTAAATACTTAAAACCAATAGACTCTTCTAAAAAGAGTAATAACTTAGCTGAAGTATTATATAAGTTTGGTGCTTTTGCTGAGTCTCATCAACAACTATCTGATGTATTACCTAAGGCTAGATTACTACAGAAACATATACAAAAGAAGAAGTATCAAAAGTCTTCTGACCCTCATACAACTATAGCAGGTTTAAATACTAATCTTAATCATATGGTTGAGAAAGTAATTGATATGCAATTAAAAGGTAACAAGAGTCTTAAAGAACTAAAATTACCAGTAGGAGGAGTATATGATGAAAATGGTAAACGTGTAGGAGATAAGTTTATACATGGCAGTGATGTAATAGATTTTGGATTACGTTATAATAGTTTATTACGTATAGGATTAAATCCCTTAAATGCTACTGTCAATGTTATTATAGGTGATATAGGAAACATTATAGAAGGATTTGGTGGGAGATTCTATAATATGAAGAACTTAAAAGATGCTACTAACATCTACTCTTCTCAACGTCTAGCTAAAAAATCTAAACTTAGAAATGTAATGACTATTCTTAATCCTCTTCAGGAGTTAGAAGACTACCAACATTCTGAAGATCTAAAGTTTAAGAAGAAGATAGATATAGATAAGGCTAAAAACTATATGTATGCTCCTCAACGTATGGGAGAAGACTTCTTACAGACACGTACTATGATAGCTATTATGTTAAAAACTACAATACCTGGAACAAAAGTTCCTGTATGGGAAGCTTTAAATGAAGACGGCAGCTTAAAAAAAGAGTATAATAATAATTTTAAGTCTGTGGAAGAATATAATAACTTCCTTAACAGTCTCACTGATAAGATACAAAGAGTAAACCAGATGATACATGGTAGATACTCAGAGAGGGATGCTGCAACCATACAACAAAGTGTTTTGTGGAGAATGGTATTCCAATTTAAAAAATGGATTCCAGCTGCAATAGAGCAACGTCTAGGTAAATCTCAATTTGATGTGAGATTAGAAACCGATATAGAGGGACGTTGGAGAACAGCTTATAGATTGTTTACTAAATCTTATCTTGAGAAGAGTTTAGAATCTCTGAAGACAGGAAACATGACAGAGACTGAAATATATAATATGCGTAAGAATTTAACTGAGCTAGTCATAATAGCAGGAGTTATGTTAACTGTAGTTGGATTTGGATGGGATGATGATGACAAAAGATCAAAAGATCCTTCTTATAAAATGGCTATGACTCTACTAAATAGAGTATCAGGAGACTTATTATTCTTTGCTGATCCTCGTCAAGCTAATAGATTAGTTAAGAGCCCTGTATCATTATCTAACACAGTAGGAGATCTTTTAAAAGTATTTGAGACTATTCCTTATGCATTATCATCCGAAACAGATGCTAGAAAAACTTCCTTACCAGAGAGAATAGCCAAGATTACTCCTGGTGCTAAACCTAGTAAGGAAGTGTTTGATTTCTTTAATGAAGAAAGATATAGAGAATATACTGGAGGTTAATCAGTTTTAAATAAGCCTTTTAACCCTCCTAATATCTCCTTAGCTATACTAGCTTGAAAACCTGTTGAATAGTTAGCATCTAAATATAACTCTAATGCAGTTATATTATTCGATGCTACAAAATCAAAATCAGGGATATCATCTACCATTTCTTTTTTTCTGATAATTGTAACATAATAATTATCTTCTTTATCTAAAGGAACTATAAAGTTATATCTGCGTTCTTTAGAGCGCATGAAATCAGCTATAGAAGTAGCCTTCTCTTCTTCTTTAGTCTTTTGTAAGACTTCTATAAAGCCTATTACTTTATCTATACCTGTTCCTAATCGTATTTTAGCTAGATGTAAGGTATCCATACCACTTAATACATCTACCATTTCTCCTGTTCTGTTACTTCTCATGTCATTCATTATTATTTACTTTTTAATAAGACTTCTTCGATTACTCTACCAAAGTCTATAGTTTATATTGTTATTTTTTAGCAAGAGCTATGGTTTATATTTATACATAAAAGTTTAGACTAAAACTCAAATTAGAATTGTCATCATTGTAATTCGTATAAGAATTCACTGACTAAGAACTAAATGAGATTAATATATAACCATTTTAATCAGGTAGATATTTTATATAGATTTCTTTAAATAAATTCGCTGCTTTTAATGCTAATTTATCTTCTTTGAAGTAAAGACCAAAACCCAAATGAGAACAGTCAGCATCGCAATACGTATAAGAACGCACCGACCAAGAACCATCTTTATTTTTTATGAAATATGGAAAATACTTTTTTTCATTTGAATCAGTAAAATTTGGAATCCATCCAGCATTAAAGACCTTAGAGATATTACATATCTTATGATATGCTAACATTCTTTCTCTTTGCTCTAAAGGTAAAAAATGAAAATGATCTATAGTAAGTTCTTCTATACCTAATTCAAGACATATATCAGTATAATATCTGATCCTATTAGCTACATCTATCTTATTAAGATAATGTTTTTTAATATCTAATGAAAGATCTGTTGCTTGTCTAATTACAGAAGCCCCAAAATACACAGCATCTTTATCTTTAGATTTTAATAATCTAGTTAATTCATTTAGATCAATAGTTTCCATATAGATACTTATCCTTTAGATTTATACTGTTACAATGACTTAACCATCCATTATATGATGCTTTAGATTTACTATTATTGTTGTATTTAATCATGTTAATAAATTTTAATTTAATACTTTTTCTTAATAAAATATGAGTATGATAGAACTTATATCCTACAAAATCTATACCCCTTGAACTTACAGGAAATACCTGATAATTTGATTTAACATTTAGCTTTAAATTAACTTTAAGGTACTTTTTAATTTCTCTTAAATAGTTCCAAAGATCAGTCTTATTTGAAGATAGTATAACAATATCATCACAGTACCTAAAATAGTACTTTATCCTTAACACTTCTTTAATCCAATGGTCAAAGTATGTTAAATAGAAGTTAGCTAGATATTGACTTAAGTAATTACCTATAGGGACTCCTTTAGCACTATCTATAATATCATATAATAAGGCAAGTAACTTTTGATCTTTGAACTTTCTTCTTAATAGTTTCTTAAGAATATGATGATCTATACTAGGGTAAAACTTCTTAATATCTAATTTTAGACAATATTTAGTATTATTTTGGTCTTTTAAGACAGACTTTAACTTGTAGAAAGCTCCATGTATTCCTCGTTTCTTAATACAACTATAGGTGTCAGAAGTAAATGTACTGACAAATATAGGTTCTAAGATATTCATTATAGCATGATGAGTAATTCTATCTGGATAATATGGTAGTCTAAATATCTCCCTTTCTTTAGGATCATATAAAGTATAAACAGTATAAGCAGAAGTAGTATATTCAGAATTCTTTAATACATGATACAGGTTAATAATATTTGATCCTCGATTCTTATCATGTTTAATAATTCCTTGTTGATTAGTTTTACCTAATCTAGCCTTTTTATCTGCTAATTTTAAATTATTTATATCGTATATCTTATGATATAGATTACCTATTCGCTTCATCTACTTTATTTGAGAGAACGTTCAACTAATTTACTAATACTCTTTTTTAGTATTTTTATTTTTCACCCAGAGGTGAGGTTAATTATTCTTAAGTTTATTATAATCTAAAGTATAACTCAACTACATCATTAGAATTAGAAGTATTCCAATAGTTAGAATCATTGAACTGCTAACTAGTAGTTAGAAATTAACCTAATAGTTCTGAATAGATATCTATAAAAGTTTTTCCACAATAATCTGAATCCTCCTCATTTTTAAAGTAGAACCCAACCACAGCAACATAAGAAACAGAAGCATCCCAAAAGATAGAATCACCGAACCGCCAACCAGCAGCCTCTTTTATAAAATATGGCATATATCTATTTTCTTTAACAGTTACTTTTCTACCATTAAATCTTCTAGTAATATTATCTAGCTTATGAGAGTTTAAAGCTCTACTTCTTTCCTTCTCAGGGATAGAACTATAATTTTCTAACGTTACTTCTTCTATACCAAGTTGAATGCATACATCTTTATAAGATTTAACACATTCTCTAGCTGGTACTAGCTTATACAATCTAACTAAATCTTTCTTAGGTATCTTCTTTTGGTTAGCCTTGAGAATACCCAATGCTAACTTTCTAGAAGATTCATCAGGAGACTTAAGCATAGATTTTAGATTATCCAGATTTAAAGGTTCCATTAATAATTATTTTACTTAGTTTTATAAATTACATTTTTAAATGATACTTGGGTAATAGTACGACAGTTGACATTACGATATCCCATGTCCTTAGCACTATAGATATTTAAATAACCTAAGTTATTCATACTAGCCTTCTTACGAGGACGTTTATAGTTACCATTAATAACACGTTCCTTACCTCCATTTGTTGTAAATGTTACAGTAAAAAATCTACCTTTAGTTTTAGTTGTAATAATGTTTACAACTTCTGTCTTACTTACTCGTTTTGTTTTCTGTTTTTTCATAATTTAATTATTTTTTTTATCCATTTTTATAATACCCCCTGAATGGTAACAGTGTTAACCTACGATTTAATTGAGAGTTAGCTAATACATTATCCTGCTTTCACGTGCATGATTACTTACGAGCTGCTTATTTTTTAAATAACGCCTAAGAGCAGTATAACTTCTATCATGATATATTAGTCTCAAGTCTTCGATCCATAACTCTGCAGAGATAGAGGGCTAATTATAGATTCATTAATTTAACAATAGGAGTACGACCACGATCTAAGACTAGTCCTAGACTAATAATAGGTTTACTACTAAAAGACTTACCATAGTCAAAGGCATATTTATGCCTGTCTCCAGCCCATCCTACTTGCATTCCAAATATAGAATCACGTTCACTAACACTCCATTGTACAAATGTTTTAGAGTGGAAATGTCCCTGACAAGTAGAAATTCTACTATCTTTAGCTACTTTAAAAGCATCTCCAACATCTCCATGTTTATACAACACATTATCTTGAGTATGTTCTAACTTAAACTTCCATGTAGGAGGAGCTTGTACAACCTCTCCAAAGTCTTTTAAGAAGTGTTTAGACATTCCTGCTGTCTTAGCCTTTCTCTGAATTAACAAATCATGGTTTCCTAATAGACATATTGCATCTGGAAATGCTTTAAACCAAGGCTTTAATTGTTCTCTAGCTGCTTTTAATTCATCTCCTACACTCATCCCATCCACATCTTTCTCATGATATGACCAAGCATGCCCATCTACGATATCTCCTGCAAATATTACAGTACCGCAATTATACTTCTTTTGATTCTCTTTCACAAATTCTAATACTCCTTTCTTAATAAAAGGAGCATGTAAATCTGGAATAAAAATCACATTATTTTTATCTAATCTATTCATTACCAACCTATTGGTTCAATATTATTTTCCATCAAAAATTGATTAGCTTTAGTAAAGTGTTTATTACCAAAGAAGAATTTCTCAGCGCTAAATGGTGAAGGATGACCTGATTCAAGTATTAGATGTTTAGGATTAGTAATAAGAGACTTATATTGTCTAGCATTATTACCCCATAACATAAATACAATAGGTGTATCTTTCTCATTTAAAAGTGATATAGTCTTAGCTGTAAAATGTTCCCAGCCTATATTTTGATGTGAGTTAGGTTCCCCTTCCTCTACAGTTAGACATGTATTCAGTAAGAATACCCCCTGCCTAGCCCAATGAGTTAAATCTGGATTCTTATCCAAGTATAACCCATTATACACGTCATTCTCAATCTCCTTAAATATATTAATTAAAGATGGTGGTATCTTCTTAGTCCCTGGTGGAGTACTAAAAGATAATCCCACAGCCATACCAGCTGTAGGATAAGGATCTTGTCCTAATATCACTATCTTAACCTTTTTATAAGGAGTAACTTCAAATGCTTTGTAAATTTTATCTGAAGAAGGATATATTTCAGCTAAATTTATCTTACGGGATATGATATAGCTGTATACCTTCTGCATGTATTCTTTCCCAAATTCTGAAGAGAGTAACTCCCACCAGTCATCTGAGAATTTCTTCTTTTCAATTTCTATTAAGTTCATTATTTTAATTCAAAAGTTAATCCACTTTTATTTCTAATTGTCTTACTAGAATTATTATACAATTGATGATGAATCGTAGTTATAGGAACTTTTGTCATAAGTGATGCTATCTGGACTCCTTGAAAAGTAGCAATAACTTCATTCTTTAGATTCTTCACATTTATTTGAACAGGATTAACTCCTAATCGCAAATAAGGATTATTCTCCATCTTAAGAATATTCTTAGACATATCTCTACCCATTCTCTTGCTAGTAATTAGTGAAGTCTCATTAAGAATATAATAATCCTTATATTGAAAAAGAGGACGTTTACTACCCTTAAAATACTTTTTAATTACTTCATCATGACTGCTATAAACTTTTAAGAGTTTACCCTTAGAGTTATATTCATATACTTGTTTTTTAATATTTGCCATTATGTTTATTTTTTTAAATTATAATAGTAATCTGGTTTAATTCCCATCTGTTGCTCATTCATCATACATCCTTGTATACCAAACATAATAGCAGATAAATGATCCTCATCTTGAGGAAGATTATTCTCTAAGTTATATCGATATGTAGCTAGATGTCTATCAACAGACTCTAAA